GCAGGATTGGCTTTATCTGGTGATCCAACGGACCACCGTTGGCCCGCGGAGCGTTTTTTTTGGACCGTTATGTATGAACATAATGGTCCTTTTATTTTATTATTTTATTTATTTATGTATTTATATATGTCTATGTGTTGTATTTTTTTTAGTGTTATGTGTGCGAGCGCCCCCGAACCTGTGAGGGGGCGCGAGCGAAAGGAGGAACGCGTATGGCTGTTGTGTAGCTTAGGAAGGACGAGCTTGCGAGGACGACCGCTTGCGAATTATACAGTTTTAAGCGTTCCGATTAGAGCGAGTTTCACCTGGTGAACTCGCGTTGCAAAGTAATTACTTGATTTACTTTGCTAGTTGACACAAGGTTATTTACCTTGGGTCTTATGGATTCGAAGAATACATCAAGTCAGAACGGACAAGGTCCGGAATCTGACGTTAAGGAATCACCGAAAGGTGTTCCTACAGTGGTAGAGCTTGAGAAAGCTCTTACCGATGATTTTACTGGTATGTATCAGTTCATGAATTGGCTTCTCCGTGATAAGGAGATGCGAAACATGATTGCTACGTTTATGCATGGTCGGCTTTCTAATCAGGCTCATAAACCTGATCCTAGTCAGTTGTCCATGTTTCCTAATGCTGAGAAGGTATGATTCCGCTTATTTATCCTATTATTACCGGAATTTCTGCTCTTGCTGGTTATTTGTCTAATCGAGCTGCTCAGAAGCGCCAGAATAAGGCTAATATGGGTCTTGCTCAGTTTCAGGCGGATGCTAATGAACGTTATTTGGATAAGCAGAATGAGTATAATACTCCCGGTAATCAGATGGCGCGTTATCAGCAAGCTGGTCTTAATCCTAATTTAATTTATGGTCAGGGTAACCCTGGGAATCAATCCCAGCCCTTGTCATATCCAGAGATTGGACGTACGGATTATCAGCGTGGTATGGATCTGAATTTGTTGCCTCTTATTAATCAAACTATGATGACTCAGTCGCAGGTACAGGCTACCGATGCGAAGACTCGGCAGACTACAGTTTTGACTGCTCTTAATCAATTACAGATACGTGTTTTGGCAGCCAATCCTCTTCTTGATAATGAAGGGTTTAAGGCTACTATTGATTCGTTGAAGTCTGCCGCAGAGATTAAGGCGTCTGAGGCTACTGTTGCAGGTATTCGGTCGAGTTTTGCCAATGCTGAGGATTTTCGCACTGGTTTGAAGTTTGAGGAAACGAAGCTTTTTCGAGAGCTTGATTTGCTCGAGCAGAAGTACAAGCTTGGTAGCCTTGATGCTAAGATCAAGGCCGAAGTGCTATCTTCTAAGTCTTTTCAGAATGATATTTTGGAGATTCAGAAGCGCTGGATGGTTGATGGTGAGATTACTCCTCAGCATATATTGCAGTTTTTACAACTGATATTAATGAAGGCAATGACTCCTGGTTTTGGGAAGTAATTTTAAATTTTAATTATATGGCTTATCGTAGAGGTCGTGGTCGTCGTCGCGGTCATAGTCGCGGTCGTAGTTTGCGTACGTATCGTATGTCTAGAGGTGGTATACGGTTATGAAATCGAAGCGTTTGATTGGTCGCTTTGTTCGTAAAGGATATAAGCGTTATGGGGCTAGTCGCCCTTATAGTCGCAAGAGTCGTAAACGTGTTAAACATGGAAGGAGGTATTCATGATACAGTATTTGTATACCGATCGTCACGGACGATGGTATTTTGCTAATAATGGACGGGATTGTCGTCGATTCTGCGATTGTTTTGGTGCTGTAAGTATTAAGTGGGATTTTACTTATGGAGGTTATAAGTTTTTATTGTTGTAGGCATTCATGCCACCCGGCCGCTGCCAGCGTGAGGGGCAAGCCGTCCGCAGGACTCCTTAATTTTTTAAAGCTATGGAATGTCTGAAACCCCGTTACTTGCACAAGCAGGACATGGTTGTTCCCTGCGGTAATTGTGCTTTTTGTGGCGCAACGAAACGTTCAGACTGGGCGTTGCGCTTGCATTATGAAGGTCGGCGTTATTTGGTTAAGAAGTTTATAACGTTGACTTATGCTGATGCTCATTTGCGTTGGAAGAATGGAGTCTCGCAGCTAGATAAGCGAGATGTTCAGAATTGGTTAAAGCTTGTGCGGATTCGTCTGTTCAGGAGTGGTTCGAAGGTAAAAGTACGCTATTATGCGGTTGGTGAATATGGATCGAAGACGTTTAGACCGCATTACCACGTTCTTTTGTTTGGTGATGTTTCTGACGATCTTATTCGTTCTTGTTGGCCACATGGTCATACTCATATCGGTACTGTTACGGAAGAATCTGTGATGTATTGTTTGGGTTATATTGTGAACGGTAAGGGTTGGAAGATGCGTACTAAGCGTGAGCGTCCGTTTGCGTTAATGTCCAAGGGACTTGGTAGGTCCTATTTAACTCCGGCGATGATAGAATGGCATCGTTCCGGGAGGAAGAATTATGCCATTCTCGACGGGAAGAAGAGGCATCTTCCCAGGTATTATAAGTGTAAGATTTTTTCTAAGATTGATCTCGTTAGGATCGCGGTTCGAGATCAGAAGGAAGTTTTTAAGCGGTCGGTTGAATGGCTTCGGTCCCCGTCTATGCAGCGCTTATCCGATCCGTTGAGGTATCGTGAAATGCAGCTGCGTATTTTGGCTAAGAAGATTCGTTCGAAGTGTAAAGAGAATTTAGTCATTTAAACCAATTTTTTATGGGTCAATTTGCAGGTTTTTCTTCGGTTCAGTTGGATAAACCGAAGCGTAGTATGTTTGATCTTAGCCATCAGAAGAGGTTGAGTACTCGTATGGGTCGGCTTACTCCTGGCTTGATATTGGAAGCTGTTCCGAGTGACACGTTTCGTGGCAGTTCGGAAATTTTATTACGGTTAGCTCCGTTGTTAGCTCCAATCTATGATCAGATTATTTTGTTTGAGCATTTCTTTTTTGTTCCTAATCGTTTGTTATGGCAGGATTGGGAGGAGTTTATTACAGGAGGGCGTTTAGGTGTCGGTGTTGATCCGTTGGTTGCCCCTATTCCTCCTTTTATTGGTGATCTTGATAGTCGTGTAGATCAACCGTTGTTTTTTGGGCCTTCTACGTTGTCGGATTATTTAGGTGTTCCCGATTTGAATGCGATTGATCCGGTGCCGTCTAATTGGACAGCTATTACTCTTGATGCCATGCCGTTTATGGCGTATCAATTAGTGTGGTATGAGTATTATCGGGATCGTAATTTTGAAGCAGACTGGCCTACTCCAGCAGATCGTTATCCTCGTCCGTCAGGTGCAGCTACTGCGGAAGTTCTTGATTTGCATACGCGGATGTATATGCATGACTATTTTACATCGGCTCTTCCTTTCACTCAACGTGGTGAACAGGTGTTAATTCCTATGGAAGGTGTTGCAGAATGGACTTATAAGGTTCCTGCTATTGTTGCGCGGTCTTGGCCGAATCTGCCACCTGCTCCGGCTAATGGTGATCTACAGAATCAAGGCGGTGAATTTCAGGATTCTGCAGGTAATGATGTCACTCTCGATAATCTCGAGGAGATTGATTTTACGAATGCTTCTGTTACTATGAATGATTTTCGCTCAGCTTATGCGTTGCAGGTTTGGTTGGAAAGGAATGCCATTGGAGGTTCACGTTATACGGAGTCTACCCAGGCGCACTTTGGAGTTAAGCCTCAGGATTCTCGTCTTCAGAGACCCGAGTATATTGGAGGGGGACGTATTAATGTTCAAATTTCTGAAGTGGTCGCTTCGAATTGGTCTAATGATGGAGACGCAGATGTACCACAAGGGAACATGGGTGGTCATGGCGTTACTTATGGTAATACTAATCGTTTCAATTATTTCTGTACTGAGCATGGTTTTATTATCGGTATTATCTCTATTATGAATCCTCCCTCCTATCAACAGGGTCTTCCTCGTATGTTTAAGCGTAGGTCTTTTCTGGATTATCCGTGGCCTACGTTTGCTAAGCTTGGTGAACAGCAGGTTAATGATCATGAGATATATGCTACGCCTGCATCGCTTACTGAGGATGCTGATGGAGAGTTTCCGCTTTTTGGATATCAGTCCCGTTATGCAGATTGGAAGTATGTTTGTAGTAGTAATCATGGTGATTTTAAAACTACGTTGTTGTTTTGGACTTTGACGCGTACGTTTATTTCTCCTCCTGCGTTGTCGGCTTCTTTTAATCAGTTTCAGGATGATACTCAGGATCGTATTTTTGCTGTAGGTGGTCCTACTGTTGACAACTTCTGGTTGTATGTTAATAATCGTGTTACTGTGAGGCGTCCGTTGCCTTATTTTGGTACTCCTAATACACTTGGTTTTGGCTCGTAATGTTCGGCTCTATGCTCCGGTCAAGGTTACTGGAAAGAGTTTTGTTGGTGTTAAGCGTTGTACTGTTCCTAATCAGTCTATGTCGTTACGTGAGATATTGGAGCGTTTTGTTAAGCGTGAATCGTTGCCTCTTGTTCATGAAGGTCAGTATGAAGAACGTTTTGGTGATCTCGAGAAGGTTGCTAATATGGATATTGTTGATCAGAAGGAATATGCTGCTGATCTTCGTAAGCGTATTGGTGAGGGTGAGAAAGCTATTGTTCATCGTGCTAAGGTTAAGAAAGATATGGATGATGCTGCTAAGGCTCCTCCTCCTTCTTCTTCTCCCACTCCCTTCCCCACCTCCCCCCCTGTCCCTGGTAGTTAGCGAGCCGTCTCGGTCGCCCATGCTGTTGCCCTGGCAGGATTGGCTTTATCTGGTGATCCAACGGACCACCGTTGGCCCGCGGAGCGTTTTTTTTGGACCGTTATGTATGAACATAATGGTCCTTTTATTTTATTATTTTATTTATTTATGTATT